TACCTTCGTTTCCACTTTAACCTTTTTATCATTGTATATCCAAATCTCATACTTGTACCCAGTCTTAACAGTGGCCTGGGCCTTCTCTTCAATGTTTCCCCGTCTTAGTTGGATAGTCCACTGAGATTTTACCTCGATTATCTTGTTCTCAGATGTGATGAAGAAGTCTGGAAAGTATACATGCTTCTTCTCACCAACGTAGTACTCAATCGATGGGACACTTGACCTGCCTATACATATATTCTCCTCTTCATATAACTGAACTAATTCATCTAGCGCAACATTTTCATATCCTTGATATTTTACTAAACTTCCGCTAGGCATCATGTAGTCCTTGAATGCGAATGACGTGACTTCAGACTTTAGTTGAACTTCCTTGTTCTGATTTGGGTGTCCACCGTATTTGTCGAAACATGTTTTTTCTCGTTTAGATTTTACAGCATCAGTTTTCAATGGGTGCATTCCATAATTTGCTTGATAGGTTTCCTTTATCTTTTTCTTTATTTCTTCAGATTGGCCGGCATTACTAACACCGAACTTCTTCATACATGTTTCTTTAGCCTTTTCAACCATATATTTCTTACTACACTCTTCGCAATAGGGTAGTCGGTGAACCTGTAACATCTCGAACCGTTTACTTGTTTCACGCCCACATTCACAGATAAATTTTACTCTTAGCCGTTGGTTGTATATAGGGTATTTTTCCAAGGCTCTTGCTCCTCCAGATGTAAGTATTTCTTCCAATAATGCCGGGGTATACTTCATTAACTCGTCCTAGCCTACGCTCACCTGTCACTTTTACATTTACCTCTTGGTTATCCGTAGACTTAAACTCCATAACTCTTCAACACTATATATGGATGGTATACAGTCAAATATATCTTCTTTAGGCAAACGAACAGTCGTAGAAGGCAAAACAACACTTGATAATTTACACCAAATGCAAATGGCTGATATGCGCCGTGAGGCCGGGTTAGTCGATACGATCAAAGAACATATCGAAGCGCTAGAACTAGAGATTTCAACGCTCACAGATGTAGTAGCTAAGACACAAAAGGAAGAGAACCTACTATATCTCAAAAAGAAGAGGGATGATATCCTCTCGAATTCGTCGGTTCACGACTACTTTTTCAATGCCGGAGAGCTCTTATTTAAATACTACGACCTCCAAGAAAAGATACAGGATGGCGTGGCTACAGTGTCCAAACAGGTGAAAGTGAAGCCGGGGAGTGTACTTGCAGCCCTGCAAGAGCCGTCCACTGGAACAAAGCAATCCTCTGGCCCCCCTTCCGCCCAGCCCGAGGGGAGAGATGTTTTGCTCGAGAAGTATATGCAAAAGGTTAACCCAGAAAATGCTAAGGTCCAGCCAAATATCTCTGAGGATCCCCACGGACTCTGCGAGAAGTGCGACGTGGAGATGAAGTTTAGTCCCATAGAAGCTCTCTTTTTCTGCGACCAATGTGGCTTCCAAGAGTTTGTCTTAATCGACAGCGATAAGCCAAGTTACAAGGATCCGCCCCGGGAGGTTACCTATTATGCCTACAAGCGAATCAACCATTTCAATGAATGGCTTGCCCAGTTCCAAGCAAAAGAGAGTACAGAGATACCGGAAGATATTTTTCAGGCCATTCTGGAGGAACTGAAGAAGGAGAGAATTGTCAGCGTAGAAGACATCAAACAGGTAAAGATTAGAGAAATTCTCAAGAAGCTCAAATGTACGAACTTTTATGAACACGTACCTTATATACTTAACAGAATAAATGGGAAGACTGCACCAGTAATGTCGCGAGAGATTGAGGAGAAGCTGCGTTTCATGTTCAAGGAGATTCAGAGCTCGTTCGTCAAGCACTGTCCTAAGACACGTAGTAATTTTCTCTCGTATTCCTATGTACTATATAAATTTTGTGAGCTTCTTGAGTTAGATGATTATCTGCAGTGCTTTCCGTTGCTGAAAAATAGGGATAAGTTATATAATCAAGATAAGATCTGGGAGCGTATATGTACCGATCTACGCTGGCAGTTTATTCGGTCGATTTAGATAGTAGAGTTAGTACTTATATAAATGTATTTCTATGGTAAACCTGCTTCTAGCTTATTACATGGAAGAAGGAGAAGCGGCGTTGATAGCCTTCTTCTCAGCGAACCCCTCGTTGCCATAGAACATCTTCCACACCATCTTCTGGGTAAGGTGGTACACAAGAGCGAACACCACAGCGTGGGTAGCTGCCACCATCATCTTAGATCCGCCGGGAGGCAGACGCAGCAGAACACCAGGGGTCAGAACAAAGAAGAGAAGAGCGATAAATAAACTCATATATACGTGGAACATTTCTAATTACTGGACGCAGTTTTAATTTCCCTAGAAAGAAGAATTTCTCCTTCCCGTCGTGGGTTCTTACGAACTAGACCAGGATATTTATTCATTAAATACTGAATTACCTTCTTATACGTAGACTGTCTTTCTTCGACTGTCTTTCCAATACCTCCGGCCTTACCCATCTTCGTTGCAGCTACTACGTCATTAATGCGAATAACCCCTCCATCTCTAACGGCATTCTCGAGACTGAGTTCATAGTCGTGTTTCAATGGTGCCTGTAAAATAATCTTTCGGTTGATAATACCATACATATGGCCTATAAGGAACTTTAAATTTGTCGATGGCTCAGGAGACATCCATCCTGCATTTTTTGTAGGATATATGCCCCACATATGATAGCCTAACCGTTTACATAGAGCGAAGCCCCTCTGAATCACCTGTTTCAAGCTGATGAGCGGTATAAGCTTTTCCCCCTCGAGTTGCCATAGATCACTTACGTCATCGTCAAACGATACAATATGTGTTCCAACCGGATAGTACTGCATAATAAAGTTCCTTTGTTGCATAAGACCTGGTACACCAATAACAATTGATCCATAGAGAGACTCGGCAACTTTTTTGTAATAGAGTTCATATTCCTGTTTGTTTGCCACAAAGAGGGTAATTTGCTGTTTGGGAATCTTATACCTGTGTAAAAGGCTCAGAGTCTTTTCTTCTACTAGGTCTGGTCGTCCATAGGTAGGAATAACGATCTGGTAGACCATATCTAACTAGGATCTGATAAATCCAATTCTCTATGGCATACCAATATATCAACCTGTAGATGATCATCGTAAAACATTTCTACACATGACGCAATAGCATCAAATGGTAATATATATACCTCTACAGGCCCCCTTCGTGAAAGTATATACATATTCTTATACTTTTTATGTAACAGAGTAAGTTCATCTTTACTTTTCTGAATACACTCATCTCTAGTTGCTCCATACCAGAAAACAGAGCATTCAAAAATAATTGCCTCTATAGTATCTAGGTAGTCATGAAGACTGTGTAAAATGGCTAGATCATGTCCTTCTGTGTCAATCTTAATAAGAGATACAGGGCGTTGAATAAAGCTATCTAGCCGTATACACGGTACCAGAAGCGTTGACGAACTTCTTGAATGCGATTGTCCACCCTCTATGGTAAATGGAAGAGTACCCTCGGAATCTGATATTGCTTTGTTATGCAATGTTATCTGAGTATCGTTTACTATATAGGGTAATAGGGCGTTATATGAGATAGGATTTGGTTCAAATGAGTCTATTCTGCAGTTTGAGTTAACACTTGCAGCAAAGAATGACCACCATCCCTCGTCAACACCTATGTCAATACAGTACTTTGGAGAATTTCCTTTAAGAATATGATATGTAACATAAGAATTACATACATCTCCATCATTGCCCGATCTGATATGACGAATTTTTATCCCCTTTCGAGGATCATCTGGGCAATCCATATCAATAATCCATGGATAATTCATTCTTATCAGTAAAGTATTATACAAAATATACGGTAACGCGCATATTAAAAAGTTGACGTCATTCCCTCATCGGCAAGGAGTCCACATGAGTTTAGAGTTAATTATCGGGCCGATGTTTGCCGGTAAGTCGACGGAGGCTATTCGGCGGGTTCTAAGTCTTCAGTTACAGGGTATTTCTTACTTAGTTATTACTTCTGTCTGTGATACGCGATACGATCCTAGTGGAGAATCTATCAGTACTCATTCAGGTGAAAGAATTCCTGCAACCGCCGTATCAGCCTTACATTCAGTCTTATTTACTGATGATTTGGCAAAAGCTACTTATGTAATTATCGAGGAGGCGCAGTTCTTTCCTGACCTATACAAGGTTGTCATGGAGATGGTCGAGAATAGGGGAAAGCATGTGCTTGTCTTTGGTCTCGATGGCGATTCTGAGAGGAGACCCTTTGGACAAGTCCTTGATCTCATCCCTGTAGCGGATAAGTATACCAAGCTCCATGCCGAATGTAGGTTCTGTGGAGACGGAACTGCAGCTCTCTTCACAAAGAGGTTCTCGGGTGCTACGGAGCAAGTGTCTGTAGGTGGAGAGGAGTCATATAAGGCCGTATGCAGGAAACATTATTTAGACTCGAACCGAGTCTAAATAATGGGTTTGGCCGAGATAAACCCTAGCATACTTAACGTACCATCGGGAAGCCCACCAGGTTGGCGCCAATACCGAAGCCAGCGCCCTGTCTGGCCGTCACACCAATGGAAGGGGAGAAGATGTCTAGTACAGCAAACACAGCAGCGGCGGCAATGGTCACAGACACAATCTCATCCATCGGCAGGGGCTTGCGGGGGATGAAGAAGAGAGCGAGGGCCACAGCCACACCTTCCACGACGTACTTGATAAGGCGGGTAAGCAGATCATTCATGTCCATTCTATATATATTCTGGCAAAAGATTTTTTAGGAATTTGATTGCTCTGGTCTAAAGATCCAATACGATTCCCTATTCAGAATGAGCACCGAGCAAGTAGAGGATTATCTCATGGAGGATGCAGAGCTACCTAGCCAGAAGGTGGTCCTTCTAAGTTTTCTCAGCCCGGAGAAGGTCCTCGCAAACAAGGACATCTTTATGTTTAAAAAGTTCCTGGTTGATTACGAGATGCAGTGGAAGACTACTCGACTTGAGCAGTGGATGGCAGAGAAGTTCAGAACTTTAAATGCAAAGATGGAGTCTCTTGCCGGTAACAGTGAGAGCAAGACGAAGGAGGAGATAGTGGAGGAGCTGAAGGGATGCCTCCTGCGCACTGATCTGTTCGTCGAGGGGTTCCAGGCCTTTGTCAAGGAGAATATGACAGAGATGAAGGAGCAGAAGCTTCAAACTTCATATGAGGACTTCCTCTTTGCCAACTCATCGAAGCTGGAGGAGGAGTTCTTTGCGCTGAATGAGTTTAGAACGACTATGCGCGGAATCAAGGTGCGTGGAGTCTTCTCTAGCGAGGCGGAGGCGTCTATTCGCGCAAAGCGTCTCCAGAAGCTGGACCCCTCATTCAATATTTATCTAGGCAGTGTCGGGAAGTGGATGGCCTGGGAGCCGGATCCGAACAAGGTCGGAGCAAGTGAGTACGCAAACGATGAGCTGAACAGTCTGATGAAGAAGTATCGCGAGAATGAGGAGGCACGTGACCAGTTTTACAGCGAGCAGAAAAAGGAGAGACAGGGGAATGTCGTATCTGCAACTGCTCCTACCCCTGGACCCGTACAACAGGCGTCTCCTTCCTCGGCAAGTTCCTATGATGGGATGTTCTCTGGGCCTGCAGATCTCGCGATGCAGAGGAAGGCTGAGAGGGCCGAGGCTGCAGCTGCAGCAGCAACAGAGGTCGTCGAGGCTGTAAAGGTTGTAGAGTCAAATACAGCTAATCTGGATTAGTTCCGTCGATTATTTTGCAGTATATATTTGAAATATATTATGCAAACAGTAGATACCTAACGATCAGCACTTATCCCCACATCCCTGAAATGCCTCTTTAGGGAAAAATTGTGGCGAATTAGCCTTCAGAATAGGTAAAAGAGCAACTGCAACAAATAAGCCAGCTAAGGCATACCATGTTGCATCCTTATTGATTTTACTCATCTACTAAGTTATCATCTTTAGTATAAGGGCATAGGTCCTGACGACTCTACCTGATTATCTACATCCTTTTCATATGTACGAATGCGCTCTGTCTGTGCGCAAAAGCCATTTATACACTTTAACCCAAGAGCACAAGGATTGGCTACTCCACATGCGATTGCATCTGATTCAACCCCCTCTAAGACCCAGCGCATACGACCATTTAGTAAGACGAGGATCATACCAAGTCCCATAATAAGAAGAAGCGTACTTGTTATGTCTCCAAGATGTAACATAATACTATTTGGAGCATTTAAAATTTCTTAACGTTGATGAGCGGTCCCTTCAGTTTTCTATTTGCTGGATCATACTGGTTTCCTTCCTCGGGGTCCTTTTCCTTATAGTGTTCCATGGAGTGTTTCCAGAATTCCGGGGCACCAATCTGAAACTCTCCGTGCATCTCCGCCTTGTACCAGAAGACAATGTCCTCCAGCTTATTGCTCTGCGAGTTGTTATTCATGACAATACATTCATAGTTCTGTGTACACTGATCCATAACCTGGCAGAAGAACTCTAGGCTCGGAAAGGCGCTCCCAAAATTCTCAAAAATACGCTTCCTATTTGTTACATAGGGCTCTCTTAGAATAAAGCAGTAATCAACATTTGTTCTTAACATAGGCGGGATACCAAGAGGATATTGCATAGTAATCAGAAAGAATACCTTCAGCCAACGTCCGTTCAAAAATAGATATCTGATGTTACGGTCGTGAAGCCAACTGTCGTCATAGAG